ATTAATTATAACGTAACTCGTATGTGTCGTTAGCAACGAAAGGAATAAAGATGGAACAACAACAAGAGTGGAGTGAAGTCCAAACTGAAAAACCAGAAAAAGAAAAAATAGAATTTGAAATAGAAAAAGACGAACCAAAAAAAGAAGAAGTAAAACAAGAAGCAAAAGTACCAGAGCCTGAAGTAAAAAAAGAAGAACCTAAAGAATTAGATGGTATTAATACTAAAGGTGCAGAAAAAAGAATTAGACAATTAATTAAGCAAAGAAAAGATAGAGAAGATGAGATTGCTAAATTAATTAAACAAAATGAAGAATTAAATAATAAGTTACAAAAAACAAATACAGATTTTAGTAAGTTAAGTAAATTAAATTTAGATGCAACTGAAAAACAATTAAATGATAAATTAGAACTTGCTAGAAGTGCATATAAAACAGCACACGAAGAAGGCGATAGTGTTAAAATATTAAAAGCACAAGAGTATTTAAATGAAACACAAAATGATTTAAAATCATTAGGTGCAACAAAGGAACATTTTAAAGAGCAACCAGAGGTTAAACAACAAACACAACAACCTCAACAACAATATCAACAACCAACTCCTGACCCAAAGGCACAAGATTGGGCTTCAAAAAATGAGTGGTTTGGACAAGATAAAGTTATGACTGCTGCTGCACTAGCAATAGATGCAGATTTAAAACAAGAAGGTTTTAGTCCAACAGAAGACGAATACTATCAAGAAATAGATAGTAGGCTAAAAGAATCATTTCCTCATAAATATCAAAAAGAGGAAACTCGTACGCAGGAAACGTCACCTGCTCAAGTAGTTGCAGGAGGTACACGTAGCACTCCTAGTTCCAATAAGAAAGTTAAACTTTCAAAAGAAGATGTAAGATTAGCTAACAAATGGAATATACCACTTGAACAGTATGCTCAAGAAAAACTGAAAGCAACTAATGCTGAAGGTGAGTATACAACAATAAACATGCAACGTGGAGGTAAATAATATGACACGAATCAATACACGTAGTTCTCAACTTAGAGAAAATAATACTAACGAAGAAATAAATTATCAGTTTGAAGAGCAAGATAGTTTACACATACCAGAAGCAGTAACAAATCGTTTCAAAAACGAAGGAATGACTCTTGGATGGTTAAGAATAACTCTTAAAGGTCAAGATGATTTTAAATACATTGGTAAAAAAATGCAAGAAGGATGGCAATTCGTTGAGATAAAAGAAGTACCTGAGATGGAACAAACATCAGTCGTGAAGGTGGATGGAAGATACTCTGGAGCTGTCTGTCGTGGAGACATTGCGTTAGGTAAAATACCTACCAAGTTATTCCAAAGTAGAAGTGAGTATTATAGAAATAAATCTGACGAGTTAATGCAGGCAGTTAATAGCCAATTAATGAGAGGAAATAATTCTAGTATGCCCATTTCTAATTCTAGTAAAACCACAGTAACAAAAGGTAGACAACCTAATTTTCAAGAATAGTCCTTTTGTTGCTTTATTAACAATAAAGGAGATTGAACTATGGCAAGTGTAAATGCCCCAAGAGGTTTAGCCCTCGCTAAGAAAAATGGTTCTGGTTCCAACTCTACTGGTATACGTACTATTGATTTGACACCTGCAAGTCCAAAGGTGGCTTCAGCATTAATACCTTCAGATATATTTACAGGAGACCCTATTTTAATAGAGAGTCAAGGTACTATTAAACCTTGTCCTGCAAATGTAACAGTTAAATGTGCAGGAGTGTTTCAAGGAATACAGTTTGTAAATGCTAGTGGAGAGCAAAAGTTCGCAAGAAGTTTTACAGGTGGAACCACAGCTACAGACGTTAAGATTCATATTGCAAGTGACCCTGACCAAACATTCTTTATCCAAGCAGATGCTACAGTAACTGGTTCTGCAGGATTAGGTGTTGGTGTGGTAAACGCACCATATATTTTAGGAACTGGAAGTCATAAGACTGGACAAAGTGCTTATGTTTTAGATGCTTCTGGTCCTACACAGGCAACAAGTCATTTGAGAGTTATAAGAAGAGCACCATGGGATACAGGTGTAGGAGCATCAGCAGGTGTGACAGACGCATATCCTTGGTATGAAGTTAGAATTAACTCACATATGGATAATTATATAACAGCAACTGTTTCATCAGCTTAGGAAAGGAGATAAATTATGCCAATAAATAGAGCTGCGATAAGCAAAGAACTCCTTCCAGGATTAAATGCTGTCTTTGGAATGGAATATGGAGAAGTAAATGATGAGCATTTACCACTATATGAAATAGAAAATTCAGATAGGTCTTTTGAAGAGGAAGTCCTCTTTACAGGATTTGGTACTGCTCCAACTAAAAACGAAGGTGCTGCTGTTGTTTATGATGATGCAGGAGAAAGCTTTACAGCTCGTTATACAAACGAGACTATTGCTTTAGCTTTTGCAATCACAGAAGAAGCAATGGAAGATAACCTTTATGATACTTTTGCTAAATTAAGAGCAAAAGGATTAGCTAGAGCAATGGCTAATACTAAACAAGTAAAAGCTGCAAAGCTATATAACGAAGGATTTACCACAGCACAAGGAGATGGAGTAAGTTTATTTAATGCTTCACATCCAACTGTTGGAGATGGTAACCAAAGTAATATAGGTACAGCAGCAGCAATATCAGAAGCTAGTTTAGAGTCTGCAGTAATTGCAATTCAAAAGTTTAAAGATGATAGAGGAATCTTAATTGGTTCATCTGCTGTATCTTTACACGTACCAATAGACTTAATGTTTACTGCTGATGTATTATTAAATACACCAGGAATTGTAGGTAGTGCAGATAACGACATAAACTCTGTTAGAAACTTAGGAGTATTCCCAAGTGGTTATTTTACTAACAGAAGATTTACTGATACTAATGCTTACTTTTTCAAAACTGATGTTCCTAATGGTACAAAGATGTTTAATAGAACACCTTTACAAACCAAAATGGAACCAGATTTTGATACTGGTAACCTCAGATTTAAAGCCAGAGAAAGATATTCTTTTGGAGTATCTGACTGGAGAGGTTGGTTTGGTAACGAAGGTGCTTAACCATTAATAATTAGGGAGGGTAATAAAATACTCTCCCTACTATAAAGGATTTTAAATGGCAACAAATATTAGAATAGTTAATAAAAGAGCAGGAGATGGAGATATTATTGCTACTCCTGATAGAACAAGAATATTAGGAGTACATTCTTATTCTACTATAGCAGGTGTAATAGCTATTGGAGATAAAACAGGCACAGTAATAACTTATGAAGTTCCTGCAAGTGCAGAATCAGATATGTACTTTGGAGAAATGGGTGTATTATGTAGTGGAACTATAAGTATATCTACACCAGATGCAGGTAGTGTTACTTTAACAATAGGATAACATAGTGCCTAATTATTCATTTCTTAAAACAGATATAATAAATACAATAGAAAATAACTCAACAGAGTTTGAAGAACATATTCCTTACTTTGTTGAAAAAGCTGAAGGTAGAATAGTAAAAGAACTAGATGATTCTGGTTTAGATAACTACTCTACTTTTTCATTTACAGCTTCTGACCCAGTAGTTAGTTTACCTGCTGATACATTAGTTGTAAGAAATGTAAACTTTACTACAAGTGTTTCAACCACAGCAGTTCCTGCTAATTCAAAAGTTAATTTATTACAAAGACCTTATGAGTATGCAATAGACTATTTTCCTTTTGCTAGTGCATCAACAGGAACACCAAGATATTATTCAAGAAAAACTAATACACAAATTTATATTGTACCTACACCTGCATCTGCAGTATCAGGTGAAATACAATTTACACGTAGACCTTTAGCTTTAGCTAGTGCTACAGGTACAAGTGTAACAACATCAAACTATTTTAGTGAGTTTTGCTATAATGCTCTTTTTGCAGCATGTATGGTAGAAGCTACATATTTTATAAAAGATTTTCAAACATTAGCAAACTGGGAAGGTAAATATAAAAATTCAATAGATGCCTTACGTAATCAATCTAGAAGAACAAGACAAGATGATATGCAATCAGCTAATAATCCATCAGGTGGTCCTAACCCAGTATTACAAGGAGCACAGTAATGGCTATTAGTAGAATAAATGTAATACAACAAATTACAAAAGTAAATAATAAAAAAAAGAAAAAGAAAAATAAAAAAAGGAAAAAATAATGGTTTCATTTATTGCAAAAAAAATATTAGAAAAAGGTGCAAAGAAAGCTGCTAAAGTTAAAACTGCTCCTCATAAAGGTAGAGGAAGACCTAGTAAAGAAACTATGAAAAAAAGAGAGGAAGCAGCTAAAAAAGAAAAAGATGCAGCTTCAAAAAAAATAGCTAAAGCAGAAGCAACTAAAGAAAAAAAAGTTAGTATAGATTCTCCTATATCTAATAAAATAAAAAAAGGAGAAGAATATTCTGGCAGTATAAATAGTATTTTAGCTAGATTAAAAAAATTAGATAATTTAGAGAAATCAGGAAAAACTAGAATAAATATGTTTAATAAAGGTTTACAAGATAAAGCTAGAAATATAGACTCTTTAAGAAATAATGTAGCAGAGTTTATTAAAAAAAGCACTAAAAGAAAAATAACAAAAGTTCCTGTAAATCAAACTAATGTAAGTAAAGCTTTTAAAGCAATAGAAGATGAAAAAGAATCATTAAGTAAAAATTTAAAAAATTTAAGAGAAATTAGAGATAAATTAGATTTACCTGCAGGAACTAAAAGTCTTATGTATAAAAAAGGTGGATTAATTAAACGTAAAAATGGTGGACCAATTAAACCTAGAGGAGTTGGTGCAGCACTTAGAGGATTTAAAATGAAAGGGAGAAAATAATGCAAATCAAAACTAAAACTCTAATAGTAGGAGCTAATGCAAGAACTATTAATCAATCAACTGGTCATGATACAAGTGGTAAACCTACTGGACAAGGTTATGGTGCAGCAAGAAAAGGACCTGGAGTAAGAGGACCAATCGAAGCTCAAGTTAAAGAAGAGCCTAGAGAATATAAAACTCAGGGAGAATAAATAATGTCATTAAAAAAAGCAATAGAAACTGTAATAAAACGTGGTCGTAAATCTAAAAGAGGTAGACCTAAAACTAAAAAAGAAACTGTAACAGTTACTAAGAAAAAACAAGACCCTTTTAAAATTATTAGACAAAAAGGTGAAAGCACAGCAGCTTTTAGAAAAAGAAGAAGTGAAATAATTAAATTAAGAAAACAACAAGAAAAAGAAAAAGCTAAAGAAGCACGTGATAAAAAACCATCTGAAAAAGATAAAACTGAATCTTCTATGACTAAACCTCCTTTAAAAAAAGAAATGTCTAAAGCTAGAAGAAGAAGATTAGTTATACAAAGATTAATGGGAACTAATCCTAAAACAGGTGAAAGTAAAGATATAGGTAGAATGGGTTTTCCTACTTCAGAAACTATGAGAGATTTAGGTTATACTGGTAGTAGAGCAGGTGGTTTAGATTTAACTGAAGAACAACTAAAAAATATGGGTTTTCAAATTAAAAAAGCAAGAGGTGGTAAATTAAAACCTATACCTGCTGATAATATAGGTTTACAAAAATTAAAAAAAGAAAGACCTGATGTAGTTGCTAAAATGGGCTTTAAAAAAATGGGTGGTAAAGTTCAAAAAAGAGCAGGTGGTGGAATGGCACTTAGAGGTTTTGGAGTTACAAGAAAAAAGTAATGCCTAGAAAAAAAATAAAAGGTAAAGGCATGAAAGGCATGTCTATTAAAAGTGGAGA